GGGTCAATCGTGAGCTCATCTGATCTGATTCTCTCAACAGTAGGCGCCCCCCACTGAGGATAGACCTTCAGAACACCCGTTCCGGTGATACACGCATCCAAAAAGGCGCTCTGAGCTGCCGAATAGACACGCATTGAGTGAAACTGCCCCTGAACGAGCTTATTGAATGCCTTAGCCTTGCTCTGCTGGGTGAAGTTTCCGCCCTCTGTCAGGAACATAATCCCTGGGCGATGCTTGGCTATCTTGGCTGTAGCTGCTTGGCAGAGGCTGTGGATGATATTGAAGGTCAGCCTTGGTTGTTTCATCCTCGTATAGAATTCGGCAGTGCCCCCGGCGATAGCACCAGATGGTCTGCCATTATACAGGGATGAAAATGTGGCCATATCCGAGTAAAAGCCATCCTGCTCGTCTCGAAGAACCTCAATAAACTTAGAGATTGCCTCATGAGGGTCACTCTTTGACTGCCACCAAAACTGGTCTTCAAATATTCCGTACATCAGTTATCTGCGCTCCAATAAAGGTAGTCGTCGTCGGTCATGCCGTGGCCGTCCGCCTGAGTCTCCACCTTCGACGTCTCCGCCTTCTTGTCGTAAGCCTCGATATTAAATTGGCTATTATTTTGATCATCTAGCTCTCTGATCGCTTGATCTAAAGGTGGAACCAGTTGCTCGATAGGTCGTTCTGTCAGAAACCCACTGTCGTGATTCGAGCGCATCTCGATCTCGACTTCTTCGTCCTTATAGAAACGAACCCTGTGCTCAGCCAGTAGCTTCAGAATACCCTTTAACTTCTTGCTCGTAATCATTCCCTGCTCCTATTGAACCCACAAATCGCTATCTGAATACCCAACGCCCCATGTGTCTGGGTCGAATTGTTCAGTTTCCTGCTCTGCTGCTAGTCGTTCCTCTGTCTCGTTCTCCCACCTTGTCCAATAGTCTTCTGTTCCGTACTCTGGGGATTTCTCGGCTTCCTCATAAAGATAATGCCGACTCTCCATCCAAGCATACAAAGCAGCATCAGAAAGGTGGTTGTCAAATCGCCTGTCCTCGGCTGTACCAGCCTTGTTGTATTGCAGTTTATCCCATTCCTGCAAAAGCTGCATACCCCTTATCACCTTGATTGTTCCATTGGCGATATCCGAGTTCATGAGCTTAATCAGGCCGACCTTGTCGCCAGTCTTCTTTGCTGGCTTCAGCGGCAGGGAGCTCCGGGACTTAAACGTCTCAAAGAGCATCCTAGAGGAGCCACCACCGGTATCCATGACAATCGAGGTAAAGTCGTAATCCTTCATGTAGCGGTGGATCTTCTCTTCGACCTCGGACGCCAACATTTCTTTCTGCTTGTATTCGTCGATCAGGTAGAGATGCGGATGCGATGGGGAGTAAGCAGCTATCAGGAAAGCCGTGGCATCATGGTAACCAAGGTCGATACCCATGACATATTCCCAGTCGAATGCCTCTGGTCGGTTGCTGATGAGATTGTGCTCGGCAGAATACCTGTAGACCATATCCTGGTCATCTCTTGCCCAGACACCCAGATACTCTCTTCGGTAGGATGGATCGGTCGGATTGAGGATCCCTCGAGCTATGTCATCATTGATAGCCCTGACAGCGTGCTGCATGTAGGGGTTATTCTTTACGGTCCAGCTGTGGACTGAGAAGTTGTATTTTTTCTTCTCGGTGATCTCATAGAAGAATCCGGTACAGGCGCTATTCGGGGTGGAGATTAAGACCAGGCTACCATCCTTATCGAGAAGGGCTGGAGTCAGGACTTCGTTGACGAGCTCCTTGATGTCGATATTGAAGAAGGCAGCCTCATCCATGACAACCAGAGAGAATGCAGCCCCTCTGAGCTTATCAACGTCTGAAGCATCATTGGCTCCGGTGAATAAGATCTGGCTGCCATTGGGAAAGGTGCAGATCAAGTCCGCGTTGTTGAACCGGATACCGAGGCGGTATTGCTGGTTGACCTGCTTGAGCTCTGTCCAAAGAATACGCTTAGCGGCTTCTCGGGTCCTGGCGATATAAACACAGAGAGTTCCCTTGTCGTTGAGGGCCTCCTGAATCAAATACCGACCAGCTGCATAGCTCTTCCCGCTACGACGACTGCATATAGCTGCCTTACGCTTATTGGGGTCGTTGATGAAATCCAGCTGTTCACGGAAGAGAGTGCGGCCAAGGTTGAGGGCATAGTTCTTCTTCTGGGCTCTCTGGGCCTCATTCTCCTTGTCCAGCTTCTTGCCAAAGCGAATAGCTACCGCTTCGAGCACCTCTCGGCTCGACAGAGTGATATGCGGTAGTTTCCTGTCTTTGGCCATCACTGAATAAGCATTGGTGCTTCCGTAGTCTTCCCGATCGCTCTCAAAGCTGCCCGAACCTCTCTATCCATAATCTCGAATATTACCGTAGGTAGCAAGTGCGATCTGAACTTGAGGCCCCATTTATCCTTCGCATTCATCTGCTGTGTATGGAAACTCCAGAAGGTGGTGAATATTGTTGAGTTTTTCTTTGGAAATATACTCCTCAATAATTCGGTCCCAATGCCGTTTTGTCTGAAATCCTTCTTAACAAAGACAAAATGAAGGACTGGAGTGTCCTCTAGTTTACCCCAGGAGGCCCACCCAATGATGTGATCTGGGTCGCCATCAGGGCAATAGATAGACACCTGCTCCTTGGAAACAACGTCATCGATGAGCTTCCGGGTCATGGTGGTAACCATCCTGGTAGGACATTTCACAGAATGCAGCCAGGAATGGTAAACAAAGTCATGGTCGAGGGGTTGGATCTTACGAATCATTGGGGGTTGCTTTCCTCTCTCTGATAGCCTTGCGGGCTACCTTGACGAGATCGTCATCACTCATGGCTGCTACCTTGTCACTCTTGAGGATAGCCTCGATCTCCAAGAGCTTCTTCATGCCACCGTAGCAACTGTCTAGCTTCTGCATATCTTTCGAGTCTAATTCACGGCCTGAAAGTATCTTTCCCTTCAAAACAGCTATCTGGGACTCAGTAATAAAGAACAAATCACCCCATAAACAGTGGGGATCACCCGTCTGAACCACCTTCACTGTGCTCCCAGACACACTGTAGGCTCCCATACTCCGGGATTTCTTCCCTTCCGCCATGCAAATCCTCCTCATTCTCTAGCTGCATCTGTCGTAATAAAGCCAAAACAAGCTCATACTCCATGGGAAAAGTGTAACGGACCCTTGTGCTCACGTAAACATAAAGGTACCGTTGTCTGTAGCCACGGAGTAGACGGCAGGTACGCACCAAGCGGAACCCCTAAAGCCGGACGCGCAGTGGTTTATCCCTTCCTGACTAAGAAGATTACATAGAATCTCACCGGTATCACCCAGGTAGACTCGGTAAACCACGCCCGACGTGGCTCCCGGGTTAACACAATATGGGTAATCAATCCCACAGCATTGCTATGTACAGCTGGGGGGGGGTGTTATGATGCAGTGTGTTAGTATCAAAATACAAAAAGATTCGGACAGGGTATTATGTTGATCGGAAGTAACTTCAAAGCGGGGGGCACCCCCTACCACCTAGCCACCAAGGACACCGCGGACCCACAAAGAATCACACCGCGCACGAACCGACATCATTCAAGGCACACCATGTGCGGAACTCCGCCTGAAGTAAGGTCAGTGCGATCCATTCCTTACGGAATGATCACGCACAACAACCAAAGTGCCAGATGACCCATGGGTGGAACTAGGCAGCATGACCCACGCGCACTAAACGATCCATGCCTTAGCCTGAACGGGGAAGCACGGGGAAGCCGGCAGATGAACAATCAAAGACAGGGGGTAAGGTTCGAATTCAGGTGGAATATTAAGAGGGAGATGCTCCATCAAAGACAGGGGTCCAGGCTCGTATTGGAGGCTCCGCTGGGAAAACACCACCGATTGGCAGCCCAACGAGCGTAAAGCCCTGTAATCATGTCCGCTCTACTATCACGATTGGTACAAAATCCGTATCTTTCTGCACCATCTGGGCGTCACCCGGAAGCCGGGCCGGGCTCTGCCAGGGGTTCGCTAAACGCTCCGTCCCGAAGCGGGACCGTGCAAGCACGCCCCTCTGATCCCTGACGCAGAGTCCGGTGGGCCAACGTGGCACCAGGTTAGGAGGCACAACTCGAGCTCTATGCCACGGTAGGCAGTGGAATCACTCACCCAAGGGTGAGGCGGGTCCTTCCTGTTGCTTCCATGGCTTCACTTGGTCTCGCCGAGGGCTGCGAGGTCACCGAAGCGGCGCCCTATCACGCACGAACACAACTTGCTCTCTCGGCCAACCGCTGATCCGCCGCTACCGCGCCTGCGGTTTCGTTGGCCGAACGGTTTCCGGATACTGCGCTTTCATGCCAGCCATTCCACCAACAGCCCGCCCTAATTCCACTGCCTCATCTTTGCTGCCAAAGAAGCAAACCACTTCTTTAGCTCCGCAAAGAACCAAAGTGGCCGACGACCGTCGGTTAGCATTTTATACATCATCATCATGGTGTGTTTGAACGCGCCGCAACGGTAACCTCGACGTCATGGCGTAAACCGGATTAGACGTATCCCGACACATCATGCGCTAGGCTTGTTGTTGGCCATTCGGGTCCCTCGTCAAATCCAGTTGACGCCCTTCCTTACTCCGTTGTGCGCGTTTCAATTCAAACACACCAGGACGCGGTTGGGCGTTTTGGGCTTACTTAGGAGTTAAAAATGAAATTGGATGCATTTCAGCAAAAGACGCAGGTCGTACTACTTAACCGCACAGCAGACCACACGGCCACCTCCATCCCTCAGGATATCTACGTAGGGCGCAATCAACCCGCCACCGACAAGGACGGCAACGACAGTTGGGCACGACACCTCGCGAATCCATTCAAGACCACCCCGATGCGCTCCCGAGCCCAGGCCGTTGCCCAATACGCCAAGATGCTCAAGGACGCCCTGGCAGGACACAACGAACTCGTGGATAGCCGAACAGACGCAGCAAAGGCGATGCGCCAAGCCTTCCTGGTCTTATCGAGCATCTACGTCCGGAATCGGAACGAAGGCAAAATCACATACCTTGGCTGCCACTGTGCACCTGGCCTCTGCCACGCTCACGTACTAGCTAAGGCATTATATCAGACGACCGAGGAACTCATAGCCCACGGAGCCCTCGAAGAACCCATCAAGACCACGGGCAAACGACGCAAGCGATCGCTCAAGAAGCGCACTAAGTAGCAGCCTACAAGCACACTCGGTTGCTGGACTCTACATCCGGC